TCCTATTTTAAAGGAATGTGCAAAAAAAACAAATTGGCCAAGGCTCACGCTTTTTATCCGTGTGTCTGTTCCGGCATAAACTCGCTTGAAGAGGTTCTTCAGAACCTTCGGCGCGAATCCGCTTTTTTCGCGGTAGATGATACGAATGACGGAGTGACCGAGAAGCGTTCCGGAGGATATTTTAAAAAGCGTACTTTTACCGTGTTTCTCATGATGCGGTACCGTATCAGTGATATGGCGGAACGCCAAGCGGCACTGGAGGTGTGCCGGCAGCTGTTCCGCCAGGTGCACAGCAGGATGCTGGTTGACCGTGAGAATCTGGATAACGAACTGGTGTACCTGAATACGGATAATGTGTATTCACGCGAACTGGGTGAATACTTTATTTCCGGATGCACAGGCCTGTATTTTATGATTGATGTTTCCGAACCGGTATCTCTAATTTATGACAGTGATGAGTGGGAGGAATGAGAACAGGCCGAAGTCCACGGCTGAAGATCGGGCAAAGTATAAGAAGGCGTGGGCCGAGATGATGGTCACTATCTGGAGGGAGAAGATCATGAGACTGCACGTGGTTGATACGGTGTTACTGCACAATGATATTACGGAGAATGTGACAATGGGCAGCAGTGAACTGACGGTGATACAGCATAAGTTTATGGAATATGGCATTTATCAGGATTGTGGTACGGGGCGGGGATATGAGATCGACGGCCAGTTGTATAATGACGGGCATAGAGGGCATAACAAGGGTGATTTGAAGTTTTTGAATCCGGATTTGAGAGGCAAGAATTATGTGCACAGACAAAAATCCGGCAAGATTACCTCAGGTGAACCTCGCAAACCCCGTGAATGGTTCTCACGTGCCTATTTTGCTTCGGTCATGGTCTTGAAAGAGCAGATGGCATACATGTATGGTGAGGAGTTCTGTGGTCTGCTTGCGGAGAAGATTGAAGAGGCGAATCACAAGCGCAGTACCTCCATGCGTTCGCATTTATGGGGGCATCATCAAAAGAAATGATGTCTTTTTACGGCTTTTGGCTTTGTTGTTACTTTGGAATAAAAAAGTAAATGGCGGATATTAAAGACACATTAAAAAAATTGGCGGAGCAGATAAGGGATGAACGTAATGCCGGAGCGAATACGGCATTGCGTGTCGGTTCTTTGTTGTTGGCCATGATTGATGCAGGTGCTGATATAACTGATTTTGAAAAATATTTTCTTCGTAAAGATAAAGAAGATATCGCCAATGAGCTGATAACGTTTTTGAAAGGTCTTTTGATTGGTAAAAACGGTAGTGGAATTACTGTGCTTGAGAACGGTATGTCACAGGCTGTTGTCGATTATCTGTATGTCAAGGTCAAAGCCGTTTTTGATGAACTTGAGGTCAAGAAGAAAACGTATGTGGGTGGCGAGCAGGTGATTTCCCATGCAGGTATGAAATGCAACCGTGTAGATGAGTTGGATGATGTTTACCGTTGTTATTTCAAGGAAGAGGAAGACGGAATTGAGATAGAGAACCAGTTTACTCCGGGATCTCTTGCCATAGCCCAGGAGTGCAATATCAAGACAGGCGTTTCTCATCATGTCGGCAACCGCTATTACTGGCGGTTGGTCACAGCAGTGGGTGAGAACTATATAGACTTGTCCAAGACCGTATGTGATCCTAATGTCGAGAACGATGTTCCGGTGGCAGGTGATGATATCGTGGGATTAGGTCATAAGACCGATATGACCCGACAGGCGGCGATAATTCTCTCTTCGGTGAACGAAGTTTCTCCGTCCATCATCATGTATCAGGGTATTAATGATTTTACCTTGACCGGGAAAGACGTTATTTCTTTTGATTTTGACAAATCTACTGGCAAGGCACGGATGAAGGTGTACGGAGATACGTATATTGGTGACAAGGACCGGACCACTTACATGGAATACACTCAGGATAAAGGTGTGGATATCAAGGGTATGTTCCACATCGAGCAGGGTTCTACCGGATGGCGAAATATGGAAGGTCTTCCGGATGAGATACAGGCTGCTGCAGATCTTGCCCAAGATGCTAAGGATGCGATAGATAACGCCGCCGTTGGCAGTGTAAATCTGTTGCGCAATTCCGGGTTTACTGGAGATTACGAAACGGAGGAACTGTCTGCAACTACCGAGTTATCAGCGGCCACCGAGCTATACAGCAAGCAACTCAAGCATTGGACGGGTGTGGCTACCGTATCCTCGGACAGTGCTGCCGGCTCTGGGTATTCTGCATCAATCGGTAGTTTGTCTCAGTCTGTATCATTAATTAAAGGAGAAAGTTATGTTATCAGCTATAAAGCAAAGGGTACGTCTGTGTCTGTTTCGTGTGGTGATTTCAGCACAACTCAGCCTCTTACGTCCTCTTATCAGAGATATACCCATAAGATCACCTTCAATGGCAGTGGTATATTTCTTATTAGTGGTACCGCAACCGTTTGTGACCTTCAATTAGAGCGTGGAACCATCGCCACAGACTGGAAACCGTCCATTCTTGATAATGACAAGGCAACAGCCGGTTTTCAGGCGATTAATTATATCGCCAGTGCTATTAAGGATGGATCTGTGGATATCCTTGGCGGTTTGATCCTTGCCAATATGATCCAACTGGGCAACTACAAGGATGGTAGGATGCAAAAGGTCACAGCTGGAGTTAGCGGCATATACAATGACGATGATGATGTAGCATTTTGGGCAGGAGGAAAACTTGAACAGGCT